GGTCATATCCTTGCCTAAGTGAACCTCAACAAAGTCAACCCCTTCCGAGGCTAACTTCGTCTTCAGTTGCACACACGCTGGACAGTTATCCTTAGTGTATACGATGGTCTTCATGGTTTTGTCCTGAAGTTTGACACGGCCTTACACCACCAAATAAAATCAATGTCAGGTAGATCACGTTTCATCATGTTTAAATCCTTATGTACGATTTGAATGTTATCTAATGTGTACCCTTTTAAGCTGTCAATACGATCAATAGAAGCATCTTTTCCAAACACAACATGAAAGCCTGTAAAGGCACAAAGCTCTCGTTGTTTGTTGTATTGGTTATAAATGTCTTCAATCGTTATTTCAAAAGGTAGATTACGTCTTTCAGCATCTCGTTTAAGCTTACTGAAGACCCTACCGGGAACGCAACCAAAGCCCTTCCAAGCAGGATTCTTCTCTTTAGTTTTAGTCCCAGTTCGACTAATGTTATTAGCCACAGAGCGACAGGAAAAACAGGAAGTTCCTTTCTTTTCAGCTTGTTTCAAAGCTGACTTTCCAGAGAACTCCCGGTCTTTACCGCAAGTTGGACAAGCGAGGTTAAATTTCACATCCGCCTGCTGTACAAGCTAGGGTCTGAGCGCCTTCCACATTATCAGTGTTTTCTAGCATATTCTCCCAGTTGATAGTTGTAGGTGTGTTCGCCAAAGCTTCCTCGTACTCTTCTTTTGTACAGTCGGAATAAGGGGCTTGCCTGTAAGTTCCACCGTCCATCGGTAAGTAAGATACGCCAGTGATCTCATCGAAGTGTTCCCATGTCCATGCGCCTACCTTAGGCCATTCATTCTCATTCACTGAGATTGTAACAGATGGCTTATGCTCACACCAATGGCGCTGGAAGGCCAACCACAAGTCCAAGTGTTCGATAGCATTCAAGTCTTCACGTAGACGAGCACCTTCAGGTGTCTTCATAGGGAAACTAAAGATCACAGTTGACTCAGGCTTCATGACACAAGGCTCCCAAGGGAAACCAGCATCCTTCAGGAACTGAGTAAGCGGATCTTTGGCATCGCTACGTACACGACGAATGAAATAAGCGCTATGTTGTGGATGAATGCCACTAGCAGTACCAGTAAGCTGGCTAACCGTACCTTCGGGTTTGACACATGTGATTGCAGCAGAAGCATTAATGCCCAATTCAGCAGCAAGATGCTTGTTAGTATCCACAGCAACATTCTTCAGCTCCTCAAGGCGCTTAGGAAGCTCTGTATCGTAGGCATTGTTCAGCAACTGGTTATCCAAGATACCTGTCATTGATACACCCAACAAACGCTCTTCCTCAGTGTTAGTCTGCCATACCTTACGGAGGTACGGGAAGTTGGTCATTGTCGATTGGAAGGTTCCCAAGATTGTCGCAATAGCGACTTTTTCTTTAAGAGACTCCAATGTATCCCCCGCACGAACAATAACTGAAGATAGATTGCAAAATTGGTAAGGGCGGAGAATGATTTCAGAACAAGGGTTAGTGCCCCACTCTTTATCGAGTACACGACGACCATTCTTAGACGCTTGAATCTCTGACGCATAGCGGTTAAAAATCCCACGCTCACCTGAGTGACTTTCATAGATACTGCTCCATTCACGCATAAACTGGCCTACATCAGGCTTGACATCATACACTGCTGAGTTGTTAGCCAAGGCTCGTTGACCGTTACCATCCCACCAAGCGCCAGCCTTAGCCTTAGCCATACGATCATCACCCAAGTCAGACAGGGAGATCATAGCAGATCGTCGGACGCCTCCAACCACGACAACTTCCCCGATCTTACAGAGAAGATCATGACATTCGATGGAGTGGAGCTTACGACCAGTAGCTCCTTTGAACTTGGAAACAGCGTACTTGAACAGATCAACCAAGGGTTCTGGCCCAGAGGCACGTCCACCAAAGGTTTTAAGACGAGTCCCTGCCGGACGAACTGCGGAAACATCCCACTTTGGAATCTCTCCAGCCCATAACAAGGCCATAACCTGTCGTAGCGCCTTAGCCCATCCTTCTTTGGAGTCTTTAACGTGAACCACAGTATTAGACTCATAAAGCTTTTCAGGGATTTCAGGTAAACGGTTGACATACTTCTGCTCCACAGAGAAACCTACACCTGTACCACACAGGAGAATGTACATAGCCTCATCGAAGGCTTTAGGGTCGTCAATGGGCATGTATGAGCAGTTGTAGCCAGCTACGTTCTGACGGGTGAGAGCATCACCGGCTGTCATGATAGAACGCATGGAAGGCATAACGTCAAGGTTCAGGACTGCTGTCTCAAGGCGGTTACGCATCTCAGCTGTCAAGGTGTAGCCGTTGGTGTCTTTAAGTTGCTTCTCCATGAAGTCAAAGTAACGAGCCACTGTCTCATCCCAGTGTTCACGACGATTCTTACCGTCCAAGTAGCGGCTGTAACGTGACTTAGCGATGTAAGTCTGGTAGGGTGTCATTGTTGTCATTTAGTGTTGTTCTCTAGGTTGTCGAAATGTTGAAGGAATATCATACAGCAAATAGCGTGTGCCAGATGCGAAAGCCCCGTTTCACTGTCGGTAGTAGATTCAGTCTTGTAAGCGATCATGTGACGCATTGCTGCATTCCAGTATCGCTCTTCAGCGTTATCCACATACTGCCAGTTGTTCGGGGCGTATTTTTTGGACCCGAATTCTAGCACCTTTACCACTTCTTGTAAAGCCCCAAAGGGCATTAAACTCCAATTAAGTTTCCCTGAGTCATACTTGATACCTTTAGTATTAGTTTCAGTAGGTATGTTCAAAGAAGCCATGTATTCCTCAATCTCTTTAACTGTCGGCTTGACTGCCATATGTTTCCTTTAAGTATTTTAAACTAACAGGCATTTCATCAAAACTTCCATCCTGTACGTCGTTTAACATCCAAACACCTGCCCATGACCCGTTTGTCTGAGGTGTTAAGTAGTCCTCATTGTGTGGATAACAGATGCCAGCAAAAAGACCTGTCATTTGTTTACCATCGGCTCGTTTAGCAAAAGCTATCCCACGATCTTGGACATGTCCCATGATACAGCTCATGTGTTTCTTTGTCAGCATATTAGCAGGAGAACTCACAGGCCTTCCCATTACACCCGATGTGAAATAATGACAGTAAGCAATACCATCAATAATGATAGGTTGTAGAAAATCTATGAACTCCCATCCACCATCTTCTAGCTGAAAATCGTTATATCCAATTAGACCATCTAGTTTTCGATCACTGTTGATGGCTCGTTGAATACGTTCTTCGTGATTTCCACAGAGAAAAACAAGACGGGGCTTCCACTGCTTTTCCTTGTTACGTTTCAACCGCTCTTTCTCTTCGTTGATAGGCGCTAAGAGAGCTTTCATTCCTAAAAGGCCCGCAGCAATATCCGACTGGTATGTACGACCTTCAAAAGCCTTCTTACCAACATCATAAATAGATAAGCTAGGCATGTCCCAATGGTCTCCTAGATGGATAATGACATCAGGCTTCTTTTCAGCAGCGTACTGTCCTACCCATGTAAGGTGTTCAAAAGAGTGTCCCGGTTTGCATTGCGTGTCCGGCACGACTAAATGTCTCATTTACTTTCCTTTTGATATGTTTTAAGAACCCACTCTGCAAAAACAATTAACTGCTCTGGTGTAGCATTTTGTTTCATTGCGTTTGCAAGTTGACTAAGGATTTGAACATTGTCTTTAGTATACCCTTTAGAAGAATCTATACGGTCTACCGAAGGAGAATTAAACTGAGGTTTTCCATCGCCTCTAACAAGTTCAAAACCAAAGACAGGACATACAGAATATTCAGACACGTCTTCTAAAGTCAGATCGAAATCTAATCCTTTCTTACGTGCTCTTTCTCGAATGCCTGAAAGAACCTTAGCGTCTTTACGTTCAAAATTGTGTTCTTTATCATAAGCAGCTTTTGAAATACGTAGACGTTCAATGTTCTTAGCACGCCACTTTCGATTATATTCTGTACGCGGATGAACCATTACAGAGGCTTCCAAGCAAAGCCACTAACTCGTGTCTCGTACACCTCAGGATAGGCTAACAAGAGCTTCTGTAAGACCTCATCGTTGAGCATACGACCGTGGCCTGACATTCCTTCAGCATTGAGAGGGAATTGGACAGAGCAGTACACCTGCTCTTTGATGTTATACCCGTAGTGTTCACCCATCACGTCTAGGATCTGGTCCAATGTCTCATGCCATGTAGAGTCATTAGCATCCATGATGATGTTGTGCTTCATGGGTACAGCTTCTCCGTCACACTCATAGGCTGACGTGTGCATCTCAAACGCCCAATAGTCTTCCATAGGCAGAGTCTCAGGCTCTTCTACAAACTCGTACTTAGTCGTGGTTAACTCAGTCCATTTGTTTTTCAGATATTCAAACATAGTTGCTTCCTTTTGCTTAGGTTGATTGATTGCGTGGAAATATTGTTCCAGCGCCTTGTGCGCGTTAAGTGTCATAGAAGTCTCCGTCCATTGGATGATATACAACATAAGCAGTCTCAAAGATTCCGTTACCGTAGTCCTTGGTCACTGGCGATGTTTCTATCATTCTACACCCTAATCTAGGATGGTCGATTACGTAGACCTTGTACCCCTTAGTCCAATCCGGTATGAACATAGGAGGTTTGTAATGAACCACTATCTTAGCCATTAAGCACATCCTCGATAGATGGGAATTGAGCGAAGATAATAGCACGACATTGCTCAGCTACTTCACGATGTTCCTTCTGTGTTGCTAAATCACAACGGATATCAATGTAATGTAACCAGCTACGAAGTGTACCGTTCATGTACATCTTAGACATCGTTAGACCTTCAGGGAGAAGCTTACGAGCTACTTCCTTAGCGATACCCTTATCCAAGGCTGATGTGTACATAAACTTAACCTCATCGGTGAGCCTACGTTGGATACCTTCCCACCAGTACTGCAAGCTAACGTCATCGGTGTACAAGCTATTTTGACGGTTCTTCTCGTCTTGTAGTCGTACCTCTGATGTGCTAACGAAGTCCTCAGTGACTGCGTACCGCTGAGAGAACTCTTGGAAGGAGAAGCTACGGTGACGTAAGATCTGACGAGCTATATCACGAGTAGTTTCAATCTCCATACACACGTTCACCATCTCAAACGGCGACCAATGTTTGTTCTTAATAAGGTACTTTAGCAGTTTCGGTGCAGATGCAGGGTTGTTCTGGTTTGCCGGATTTGACACACGGGCCATACGAGCAACTAGATTCTCCGCATCCGGTGTTACCCACACTAGAGAGACTTGGGTCATACTTCTTTCCTTCTTCAATTCCACGTTTTAACATCTCGATAAAAGCAAATCGGAATAGCTGTGCCTGTTCTTCGTTGCTCATATTCACATGGTAGTCTGCACTACCGTCATCATTCTCAGTTATCAAGTTTACGTCCATCTTGAACACTCCTTCGTCGTTCTTTGATCCAATCTTCAGGGATCATTTTGTCTGCATACATATAGCCGTTCTTGACGCACCACATAGCGTAGGTTGTACGTGATGCTTTACTTAGACGCTGCTTCGAGTTGGAGAACACAAAGCGGATATCTAAGTGAGGGTGTTGTCGTTTAACCAGAATGTGCTTCTGACGATCCAACGCTGTGAACAGCCCCTTGGTTTCGATGATGATACCGTTGTCAAGTACAAAGTCAGGAGTATATTGGTGTTCACTCGCTGGCTTGATGTACCGTACCTTGGTCTTCTCATACGTGAAGGGAATACCTGCCTCAGTGAGAGCATTAGCGACCTTCTCTTCTAAGCCGCTACGCCACCCATGCTTCAGAGCATTAGCCCTTGTTTTGCTTGTTGTCTTACGAGTTACCATTA